AGCAGTGGTATCAACGCAGAGTACTCCTTTCCCCTCTCTCTCTGCCGGTTGTCTCGCTTTGCGTTTTGGGGGCATGGCGGATTGGCGGGTAATCGGAGGGGGATCGGCACGGCATGGGAGTCCCTACGCGTCCTGGACCCCTCCCAGCGCGAAAGCCTACCCCTTGTCAACAGCTTACGCAGCGCCAGCGGGCGGGCCCGGTTAGTTGTCCAGAGTGGGAGCGGGGTGATGGCATAGACTACCTTGAGTGGATTTCGACCATCTTCATTTTTCCCTTGATATGGTAGTAGTAGTGGTGGTAGTATTCAGAAATGGCAATCTGTTTGAAGTGTGGCAATGAATGGAAGCCGAGGATTGATAGTCCGAAGCGGTGTCCTTTATGTTGTCAGCCGAAGTGGTGGATACCTCGGAGGGAGCGGCGAGATGCAAATGACGATGGTGATGTTTCAGGGCGTGGCGGTCGGGATACGGTTAGGGGCCGACTCGGAAGAGGAGCAGCGTCTTCTGTGGGCTCTGAGGGGTCTCCCTGCAAAGGTAAACGAGGAGGTCGGGTTGTTGCCGTTCCGGTTGACGATATGCCCGGAGTTGCCGTGGGGGAACAAGCCTCAGTGAAAGGCTGCCCGTCGTGCGGATCGGTGGGCGGGGTACACGCGAAGGGGTGCAAGCGATGAGTGAGCCGAAGAAGGATATGCCGCCCGTGAATCTATGCCGGTCGTGTGAGGAGCCGCTGGTGGCGTCCGGCGGGAAGCTGTACTGCGCGAACCAGGCTTGTGGGATGTGCGGGCAGGAGCAGAAGATTCGGAAGACGAAGTGAACCTGCTGCTCACGTCTGTGGGTGGCGAGAAAAAGAGGCACGGTGATCCTGGGGATGAAGATGACGAGCAGGCAATATTTATAATCGATTGAATAGGCACGCAGACTAGTGGAATCGACACGCACCGCAAACCCCTTCCCCCACGGCGGCTACTCCGGTAGCCGTCCCGCCCGTAGAGCAGGAGTGAAATGAAAATTCAGCGCGTGTGGGAGATGCCACACAAATACACTTTTCGCATGAAGTCGATTTCCTCGCTTCTGCGATCCGAGATGAGTGGAGTATGGGCCGATCCTTTTGCTGGCCAGACGAGTCCTGCGCAGATACGCAACGATGCGGATTTGAGCAATGAAGCCGAGCATCATCTTGACGGTCTGGACTTCCTGAAATCGCTTGGTAATGCTTCCGTGGATGGAGTTCTCTTTGATCCCCAACCCACGCCAAAGGCTCCCGCCCGAACATGGCAGGAACAGGTTGCCAACATTCAGCGCAATTTGGCCGCAAAGACGATGAGTTGCGACCGTGACACTCACCGAAACGATAACCCGATTTGGGAAGAGGAGAAACCGTGACCAAAGAACTGGAACTGACACCCGCACCGGCGAAGCGCAGCCGGGACGAAGCAATCGCCCTCAAGCACCTGACTCGCCAGCGTGACAAGCTGATTGCACGTCGGGCTGCGATAACCAAGACCATCGAGAAGCTGGACGCCTCGATCTTGCCGCTGGAGTAGGCCATGACACCCAAGGAACTAGCAATCGCGTGTGTGGACTCTATGAACCATCCTGAGCGATCGGCGGGAGAACCCCCGTTGATTACACTGGTCGGCAAAGGGAGGAAGCCGTTATTCCCACGCGCGGGATGGCCACGGCCTAAGCGTCTCCTCTGCGAAAACCCACGCGGCGAGAGAGTCTACCACTACGATGCAACCAATGTACTAGCGGCTCTGGTCGCTCACGGTCTGGTAGAAGCAAAGTTCGAGGAGTAGGCCATGCAATCACATGCCCTAGAAAAACGTGGAACTATCGTGAGCGGGATAGCCTGGGAACCTACTCCGTTACCCCAGCAGCGCATCTGTGGCTGTGGCAGGAAGATCGCGCGCATCAGCCATTCGGACATCTGCCAACGGTGCATAGACCGCGAGTACGAGGAGAAGCTGTCTAGGTCAGCGGGTGGCCTGCCAGCAACACGGAGAGAACCCAGAACGCCAGCCCAGCAGCTACGAGACGACCAAACCAGGGCGACGGCGGTGCTGGATTCCAGATTGCAGCGATGGAGAACAGGACAAACGCAAAAACCAGCAAGATTAGTGTGAGCATGTTGCACCTCTCCCAGATTGGATGCTGAAAAGCCCCTGAGCGGATTCTCAGGGGCTTTCGCTTGGTACATCGGAGGCTATGAAAATAGGTGCGGGGTGCCGTCTTCGGTGCTTAGGCGAAAGAACGGAAGGAGGTGTTTCCCGGCTAACACCCCGCTATTGACATTATACACATTCTGTGCAATCCTGCAAGTGCTTAGGCAAAAGAATATGCGATTTTCACCCCAAAATATCGGCCTGACAATTCTCGCGTCATTCTGCGTCTTGGCACCACTCGCGTTCAAAGCAACCCCGCGAGGTGGCTGGTGGTTACAGGGCCAAGGCACGCTTCCAGCGGCAGAGATAGGCAACGCAGGCGTAGACGGTTGATATTCAACCCCTGCGCCGTCTGGCAGGGGCCAAAGGGCAACCAACCCCACAGACGCAATCTCTGGGGCTGAAAATCCAAAGACTCTCCGCGAGAGCGGTTCTCCCGGCAACGCGCTAGTAGTAGATCTAGCAAAGGCAGATGCGTCCGGGTCCATAGTGGCATGACCCAAAAGAGTCGTTCCAAGGTTTTCGGAGCTTGCGGTAGTGCTGAAGAGCCAGAACAGGCAACCCAAGGGCCAATGCCCAAAGGGAATCTGCCTGCATGTCTGAATCAGTCCAGTTCTGGACTATGCAGCAATCTACGATTTTTGTTGAACTCATCTCAAATAGGTGCTACGGTAGGTCTGTGAAGTCAAAGAAGCCCAAACAGAAGACTTGCCCGCTGTGCCGGAATCGGTACTGCTTGGCGATCAGCCCCATTGCCAAGCTGCCACAGGTTGAGATCGAGCAAGCCTTTTCGCGTGGAGTCCAGAAAGCCGCTCCGCGCCATGCTGAGATTCCAGATACCCCCCCAGACCGCATCGCCACGGCCCGCCAGAGGGCTGAGGCGCTTCTCCAGAAGGTGACAGCATGATTGTGGACGATGCTTGCCGAATCCGCGTTGTGCGCGCCATGCTCGGCATGGAGTCCAGAGAGTTTGCCGCCAAGTTGGGCATCTCTGCCGGGACGATGACTTCATGGGAAAAGGGCCGGTCAACCCCCCAGCGCGAGAAGCGCAAGGCTCTGGCGTCGATATGCCAGGAAAACGGCATCTGCTTCCTTCCCAGTGGGGCGGCAGTTTTTCAATCAGATTTGATGGCAGTTCAGGAGACAGACAATGGCCAGTGAAACAGCTTTGGCGGTTCCGTTCGCAGCAGACGAGATTTGCGAGATCGCGGTCGCCGAGTTCAAAAAGCGGCTTACCCAGTTGTCACCGCTTCAAGGCGGGAAAGAGTATGGCGCGTTCGAGATCGACTTCGCGCACACGATCCGCCTGCATCGCACTTCGGGCATCGACAACATCGACAAGCAGACTCTCGCATGGGGACACGTCGAGGGTGGCAAGATTGACGACGTTCCGGTTGCGGAGTTGGAGGTCGTCAAGGTCGAGGAAACCTACAAGAGCGACCCGGACGTGAACGGCGAACGGCTCAAACATGGGCTTCCCTTGACCGTGGAATCGAAGGACGGCCGTGGCAACATGGTTCGCAAGCGTGTCAAGGTTCGTGATGATGGCAAAAAATGACCATGAACTCCTCCTCCGCATCGCAGTGGCCGCCGAGCGCCTCGCAGAAGAACTCTGCAAGCCGCTCCCTGTCCCCAAGCGGAAAGCAAGGCTCGCCACGGCGCTCTACACGGAAGCAGAGCGCAACCGGGCAGCCCTCAAAGCCCTTGCAGCCAAGAACCCCGCGAGGCGAGCTAATGCGGCGGCTGGACGTATCCCCGGATGATCTTGCCGATCAGCCGCAGATTGCCCCCTTGCTTCGCCAGAACCACATCATGCCTGAGCGCCTGGTCGAAGTGCTGCGCTGCGACGATGCCCCTGAAAGCCTTGCCTTCGTAAAGATGTGGGACTCGCTCACTCCGGCCTCGCGCTCGCTGGACGGCCTCGAAGTGATTGCGCTCGCCGCCGACATTACCCCCCGGCGGCTGTGGGAGTTGTTTCAGGGCGCGGCGCTGATGCAGTCGCGGGCGTCCATCTCTGCGATGATCGCGTTGGAATTGCCTGAGATTATCCGTGTGACGATCAAGGGCGCGAAGAAGGTCAAAGGCCAGTACGACCGCGAACACGTCTACAAGTTCTCACGGATGTTCCCCACGCCGAAGGGGAGCACCACGACGATCAACATGGGTGGCGGCGATGCGAAGCAATTAGAATCGGGAGACGATGGCGAAGGCGACCTGATGCCCGCGGACGACATTCTGATGAGGGCAAGCAGGGCCATGAACCCACAGAAGGCGTTGCCCACTCCTGAAATTATGGACGCCGAAGAAGTGGACGAAGACTCCGAGGACGAGTAGATGTTTGGAGATTCGGTGGTTGAATCGAAGTTGCTATCACTCGAAAAGGAATTTGGATGGCGACCCGCCCCCCACTCCATCGAAGAGGTTGATGCTTGGTCGAAGCAGCTTGCGACCGCCTTTGAAGAAGACGCCAAAGGCAACATCTACATGAAGCGCAAGCTCACCAATGCAGAGCAGCGGTTCATCGACAACGAACGCCTGATGTGCTCGGCGTCGTGCGGATATTTCCTTACTCGGTACTACTACATCAAAGCGAAAAGCCGCATTGTCCGGTTCACGTTCCGGCAGGGCCAGTGGATTCTCTGGCGCATGTTGCAGGAACTCGACGAACTGGGCGTGTCGAAGATGATCCAGATTCTCAAGGCTCGTCAGTTGGGAATCTCGACCATCGCGGAAGGGATTATGACATGGGGAGCGCTCTTCATCCCTGGCGCGTCTTCTCAGATCGGCTCGGCAGATGGCCAGAAGACGCAAATCATGCTGGGCATGATGACGTTGGCGATTGACCAGTTACCGGCATGGCTCCCGCCAACACAGACACGCTCGAAAACGAAGTCCGACCGCGCATTGCTAGAGTTCGACCGCATCGGGTCACTCATCATGGTGCAGCCGGGTTCGATGATGGGCGGCATGGGGCAGGGCGCAACGCCGACGATGGTGCATCTGAGCGAAGTCAGCCAGTTCACCAACCCCGTGCAGCAGCTTGACGAGGGGCTATTCAAGACGCTGCACGAAGGCCCGGAGCTTGTGGTGCTTCTGGAATCGACGGGAGACGCAGGGCACCGCTCGGCGTGGTGGTGGAAAGAGCAGTGGATTACCAACCGCGACAATTACTGGACTGGCGGAGCGGACTTCCTTCCCGTGTTCTTGCCGTGGCACACGACGCCCGAACTCTACCCCGGCCCGTGGCTGAAAAAGCATCCTGTTCCTGAAGACTTCACCCCAAACGAAGACACGCTCGCGCATGTATCCAAGGCGGAGGCATACGTTCATACGACGGAGATGCTGCGCCGCGTTATCGGTGCAGATTGGAAGATGCCGATCGAGCAGCAATGGTTCTGGCAGTTCAAGCACGAAGACCACAAGCGCCGCCGCGTTGAGAAGTCATGGTACCGGCAGATGCCATGTGACGACTACGAGGCCTTGATGGGCGAGCGAGACAAGGTGTACTCGCAAGACGCGATTGATGTGGTGGAGAAATCAGTGGCGAAGGCAAGCGTCTACATGATCGCCGGCGACGGCATCGAAGAGAAGCGCGAGCCGAAGGAAGGGGAAATCTGGTACGGAGACGAAGCTCCGCCGCGCCAACGGTTTCACTGGACAACACTGAAGAAGGAAAAGATGGAGTGGATGCTGGTGCCGCTTGCGCCCGTACCAGATAAGACGTTTGACCCACTCGAAAAGTTGCTGGTTTGGGAAGAACCCCGCGAGGGATTCGATTATTCGGTTGGGGACGACACGGGAACGGGAGTTGGCGGCGACCGCTTCATCCTGAACGTGACCCGGCATGGGACAAACGAGTTCCCCGATGAGCAGGTTGCGGAGTTCGCTTCAGACTCGATTCCCACGGCGGAGCAGTACGCATGGATCGCCGCGGTGACGGCTTACTACGCTCGCTACATGAAGCCTGGTCCGAAGGGACACCCAAAGATTTGCCCTGAGATGCGGCGCAAGTTCGGCGACCTTCCCTACCATCAAACTCAGTTGCTCGGCTTCCGCCGGTGGCATGAGTGGGGGCAGGGCTTCGACCGCAAGACGTTTGACGAGAAAGTCGGCAAGCATGGGCGCATTGGATGGTTCACGAACGAGTGGAGCCGCCCCATGTTGCTATCGGCCTTTGAGTACGCCGTGGAGAATGGCTGGTACGTTGTGCGGTCGAAGTGGCTGCAAGACGAACTGAAGGAACTTGAGCAGAAGGTGATGGCATCGGGCAAGACGCGCGTTGACCACGCATCGGGCAGGCATGACGACCGTGCATTCGCTGCGGCGATGGCCTACTGGACGCTGCACCAACGCGACGAAATGATGACTCGAATGAAGTTGAGATATGAAAAACCGTCAGAAGGTGGCATTATTATCGAAAGAGGGCCGTCTGTGATGACGACAGAAATACCGGGAGGCAAGTTTTGGGAGAAGCGTTGATTCTTGGGGCGAGGCAGACGGAATCCGACCGCGTGGTTGCCTACTTCGTCAACATCAAGGGAGAGAAGATGTTGGCCCCGGATACGCACGTCTCGGTACAGCAATGCGGTCTTCATCCGCTTCAGTGGCGACGGGAAGAGGCAACAGGGGCGAGTGAGATTGAACGGCTCTCCCGCGATTTGAGCGCGCAACTATGGGATAAGAAGCGAAAACAGACTGCCGGACAACACCTCCGCGAAAAGAAGTTCATCGACGAAGTAAAGATTCGCTGTCGTCTTCGCATCGCTCAGGCTTATAGTGAGAACGATGCCGCAATGAATCGCCGCATCCTGGCGGGCGTCGAAAAGCGTGAGGACGACTTGGTGAAGATGATTGTTTCGACCTTTGATGTCTCGAAGCGCACCTCGGCGTTGGCGATTGAGGTTGCGCCGCAGTCGGTGAACCCGCACTCGCTCGGGAAGAAGAAAGCCGGGCTCCGTGGCTAAGTTCTGTGAGATTGAACCCAACTATGTGGCTTGGCATTGCCCCGGATGCGAGGGCGGTCACGGCGTACCCGTCAGCGGCCACAGTAGCGGCAAGGGATGGCAGTGGAACGGGTCTCTGGACTCCCCAACGCTGTCTCCTTCGGTACTGGTGAACGTGGGCGGATCGAACCCTACGGAGCCGATTTGCCATACGTTCATCACGGACGGCAAGATTCAATTCCTTGCGGACAGCACGCACAAGTTGGCGGGGCAGACTGTTGACGTGCCGGATTGGGAGGACTGATGGCTAGGACTGACGATCAACGCTGGCAGCCACCTGACAGATTGCAGCCGGGGATGAAGCGCGCCGCATGGGTGAACGACATCATCTCCGACGGCGAACGCTGGCTTCAGTCGCAGCCCTTTTGGAATGACCTTGCCAAAGCGGAGAACCTGATTCGCGGCAAGGAAGCACTGAAAGCGGATGAGAACAGAAGCGACCTGACGAGCAACAGATTGAAGCGCATCTTCCGTGAGATGGTTGCGGGGCTGTCGGACGTGCGTTACCCGGATGCGTGGTCGAGCGACAACAAATCCTATGCGGCCACGACCGCGATGTTTACGAAAGTTGCGAAGGGTGTCTGGTACGAGTCGAAGGCGCCCCTCAGTTTCCGCCGGATGTGTCAGTGGATGGTGCTGGGCGGTATGGGGTCGCTGTGGCCGGTGTACCGCCGCCGCAAGCTAGTAGACCCGCAATCGACTGCGCTGTGTTTTGACGACTACGGCCCCCGCGACCTCGTTCCGTTCATGGTGGACGACCGTAACTGGCAGGAAACCTACGCCGTGACAGTCGTCAAAATGATGTCGCTCTACAAGTCCCATGCTCTCTTCCCCGTGTTCGCGGACAGGTTGCGCCCCGTCTCGCGCCGCCGCATGGAATCGAATGCCGTGACATCGCGGATGCAACTCATCGACTCACTGCGCGGGAACGATAAGGCGCGGCCTTGGTCGGCGCAGATGTGCGAGATCCGCTACACTCTCATCCGCGACCTGTCCATCAACGAAACGGGGATGCCGATCCCGATGGGCGATCCTGGCGCATCGTGGGGCTATGTGGTGCCATCACTGGGCGCGGACATGCCCACCAATGAAGTGGTCAACGGCGAGCGCAAGATGCGGCCGGCTGGGATTGACGATTGCCGACTCTATCCGAACATGCGGCTCATCACCACCGGATCGGGCGTCATGGTGCCGCTGTACGACGGCCCCGCGTGGGACTGGCACGGGATGTTCCCACCACGGTTCTTTGCCGACGATTGGGTGACGGAGGGATGCGGCTTGCCGTTGATACGCGACGTGCTCGACACTGAGCGCACGCGCCAGTTCACCGAACGCGCCATCGACATGAAGATCAAGGCGCAGATGGACCCCGGCATGAAGTACGACATGAATCAGATCAATCCGGGCGATGCGGAAGACCTCGACCCGTGGGAGATGCGTAAACGCCTTGGCTGCGACGGAGACACCGACAAAGCAATCAGCACAATCCTTCCGGCGGAGTGGTACAAAGTCGGAGACGACCCGTTCAAGTGGCTTGAGTACCTGAATAAGAGCGAGGACGATCAGCTTGGCACAAACCAACTTGAGCAGTTGGCCAAGATGAAGTCCAACACAAACGATCCGGCGGACGACCTCCTGAAGTTGGAAGGCCCAATCGTGCGCGACATCTCCGCTTCGATGGAATCGCCGATGGCTGACGTGATGGAGATGGTGAAGTACGACATCCTGCAATACATGGACACGGCGCGGGTGATGAGCTACGTTGGGCCGGACGGGGTGACGCCGGAGACGCTCGACTTCGACCCAAAATCCATCGTGCCATCGCATCTTCCCGGCGAGGACACAGGGAACGCATCGAAGTTTAGCCGCATGGAGCGGGCCAAAAACTTTGCGCGGAGTTTGCGGACGCAGATCGTTCCCGGCGGCATTCACGGGATAGCTCAGACGCAACAGAAATTGCTCTTACTGCAAGGATCGCGCGCCGGACTGCCCATCTCGCCGAAGACGGTGATGAGGAAGGCGCTCGGAATTGAGAATGTCGAGGAAGAGTATAACGAGTGGAAGGAATGGAAGCGCGATGAGCTTGAGTTCGCGGCGAAGTTGAAGGAAGAGGGCGCATCGCTGTTGCCACAAGGCCCACAGAGCGGCACCGGCCCTGCCGGTGGCCCCAAGGGTTCAGGCGGACGCCCGCCAAGCGGCAAGAAGCCGCCAACGGCGAAGACGAAGGGTAGCGCAGAAGGACCGAGAACTACGATCACGGAGAGCTAAAATGAACTTCACGAAGACAGTCACTCAGCAGGTGCATAATCGCTTCAGCCCGAAGGAAGCGATCGAGGAAGTCATGGAGCTTGTGCGCGAGCAGAAGATCCCCGGCAAGGTGGAGATTATGCTTCCCGGCAACGGCGGAATCACGTCGATTGAGTTCATCGAAAAGCAGGTAGTGGTCGAGGTCGAGACGCCGGAAATTGTCGAGCCTGAGAAATAAAGTTTGACAAGATTCTGAATCAGTGCAAGGATTCAACACAGCGAAGATTCTGTAGGGTCGGCAATGCCGAACACCACATGGCTTCTAATCCAGTACCAGGGAGAAGAAATCATGGCACGAGGAAAAAAGGTTGGTCGCAAGCACAAGAGCGGTAAGACCCGCATCCTGCCCGAGCACATGGGCAAAACGCTGCACAAGAAGGTCGGTCACAAGCGGAGTCGTCGCAAGTAATGGGCACTCCAGCCATCACGCCGCAGCCCCCGCAAGGCCCGCCCAACGGTGCGCCTACGGGGGCCGCGCCCTCTCCGGGGGGTGGTGGTGGCGGGACGGCGGAGATGGCCGGGTTCGCTCGGCTGTCGCAGATGGCGCAGCAGCAAGCGTCAGCGTTCCCCGAAGCGGCTCCCATGATGCGGGAGATTCAGAATCAGGTGCGGATGGCGACCATGAAGGTGATTCAGGCACGGCAAGCCCCCCAACAGCAAACTCCGCAAATCTGACAACTGAGGCGCAACAATGACGATTCAAGAGTTTCTCGCGGAAGACGGGCTTACGGCAGAGCAGATCGCGGCCATCGTTGGCGATCCGGTGCAGTCGAAGTTGATGACACGGGCGCTGGCCAAGTTTGAAGAGGGCAACACATCCCTCACCGCCGCGCAGCGCGAGAAGGCGGAAGCCGCCGAGTTTTGGGAGACGAAAGTTACACCGGCCCTGGCCGGCGTTGACAAGCGCGTTGCAACCTCCAGCGCAGAAGCGGCCCGCTACAAGGCATACCTCCAGAGCCTCAAGGACGGCGGGTACGACGTGCCGGATGAGTTGCTGAAGGCTGCACCCGTGGTGGAAGCCCCGAAGTACATGACTCAGGCCGACCTCGACGCGGTGGGCAAGAACACTGGGCCGAGCCTCATCGCAATCAACCAAGTTTCCAACGAGTACCAAGACCTCTACGGCGCGCCTTATCTGAGTGGCGAAGCGGACTTTGCCGAAGCGCAGAAGCAGCGCAAGCCGTGGACTTCGTATGTGCGCGAGAAGTACGCCTTCCAGACTAAGCGCGAAGAGCGCAGCGCGAAGCAGGCGCAAGAGAAGGAAGAGACGATTCGCAAGGACGAGCGCGCGAAGGTTGTGGCGGAGCAAGCCAAACTCGGCGGCTCGAACGATGGGTTGCGCGCCCCGGTGCCGTCGAAGTTCGACCGGCTCACGAAGCAGGAAGGTTTCAAGTCCGATTCATGGAAGAGCCGCGAAGGACGGAGCGCCAACAAGGCCGACCGTCTCAAGCGTTTTGAAAATGTCGCAATTCAGTAATACTGGAGAAAGAAAATGCCCGATCCTACCTACGGTTCCGATCTACAAGCGAGTACGCTGGACGACCTCGTTCTCGGCGTAGCCTACGACAACTTCTTCGTGGACGACCCGAAGCTCGAATGGATGCGCACCATTGGCGTCGTCAACCCATTCGACGGCGGCGTTCTGCGGCGCTTCCCGACCATCATGAACCGTCCGATGGGCGGCGCGGCGGCACCGGGCACCACGCAGAACATCGTGCATCGCCAGCAGATTGCGAACACGGCATTCTCGATTCGCAACTACTCGACGTGGGACATGCTGGAGACGTTCGCGCTCATGGTGCAGAACCGTGGCGAGGCGAAGCGCGCCGATTTGATGGATGTTTACGCGCAGTCGCATATCAAGGCCATCAACACGGATGTCGGCACCGACTCGTTCCACCACGGCCAGTCGCCGGTCGCCGGGTACATCACCGATGACGGCTCCGAGCGCGTCAACGGCGACGACGAAGCCATGAACAACGGCCTCGATCCGGGCTGGTATGGGAACGTCTATCAGATGTACGGCAACCAGGCCCGCAACGGCGCGGTGACGAACACGCTGAACTCGACGCCGATCTGGTACGGCAATCCCGATGGGACATGCGCTTCGTTCTCGGTCGAGAAGTTCATCCTCCACATCCGCTCCTGCAAGCGGTACGGCGGAGACGACTTCATCGGCATCTCCTCGGTCGAAGGCATCTCCTACATCGCCTCTGCCCTCCAGCGCCAGCAGCGGTTGGTCGAGTGGAAGATCGAGGAAACCTGCCCCGACTTCACCGGCATCGGCTTCATGGGCTGCATGTTCTATGAGAGCGCATTGGCTCCGGGCCGCGCCTGGGCCGCAACTCTTCCCCCGGACATCTCGGCAACCTCGAACGCGACGGACACCGCCGGAACATCGACGGCGGGCCAGCCGTACAGCTTCACTTCGCCCGCAACCTGCACGGCGTTGAGCGGCATTCCGGCCAGTACGCAGATTTCCGTTGGCGAGCCGGTATTCCTCTATGCCGGGTCGAGTATCGAATACTGGCCGACGACCGAGCCGGAGTTCTTCTTCGGTGTGCGCCGGAACCAGGTGTACAACTCGAACTCGCTGGACGCGTACATCGTCAACCTCGGACTCAACATGTCATACACCATGCCGAGGAAAAATCGGCTTGGGTACGGATTCGCTTCGTAGAACGAAGGAGAAGAAGTCATGGCACAGGGAATCACGTTTACGAACTACGTTCCGACCTCGCTTGTGGGCGTCAATTCGCCTTCCCCCACCCTTGCGGCTGAGGCTGTTACCGGGTTGCCGATTCCAACCGGCGCATTCCCCGGCAACGTCTTCTATCTGACCGAGCAGCAGGCCCAGCAGCTTTCGAGCGATGTCTGCCACGCCGGCTGGTACATGGTCGTGCAGGTGGACGCGGGAGCGACGGCGGCCAACATCAAATTGGGCTACGTCGGCCAGCAGTCAACCATCGCCGGAAGCAACACCGCGCCTGGCTCGCTTCTTGTCACGGACGCCAGCCATGGCCTCGCGATCGGCATTAACCCTGTCGTGTTCCTCGGCGCGGTGACGCCGGGCAACTACACCATCGTTCAGGTGTCCGGGGACGGTCAACTCTACGGCTCGGGGGCTGTTGCAGCGGTAGGCGAGGTTTTGGCCTACGCGAGCACTGGTGAAGTTGCGGCGGCCTCGGGAACATACGGCGCGAACATCGTGGCGAGCTTTGCAGGCATCTCGAAGGCGACTACCGGCACTGCCGGGCTGGTTCGCGCAGAGATCGCCTTCCCATTTGGAACGGTCTAAGGAGCAACCATGTCGGACAAGACGGTTATCGGCGTCGATCCAGTCAACGGTCGAAGCAAGCTCACCTACGTTGACCACGCTGGCCCCGCGTCCTACACTACGGGCGGAGAAACGTGGCCGCAGCAAAGTGTGATGGGCGGCCCAAACGCGGTCGGACTGAACGACATCGCATGGTGCAACGGCGGATACACGGAGGACGGCAAGTATTTTGTTTTGCCGGTATTCGGCGGTGTCGGGTCACTCAAGGGGTCGATCAAGCTGAAATGGTTTGTCGCTGGATCGGGTGGCGGCTTGACGGAAGTGACCGCGGCAACCAACCTGAGCGCGTCGTATCTGCGTCTCGCAGTGCTCGGCGGGTAAAGCAGTTTGAACGCAAGTGTTTTAGCGGGGCTGGGGCTTTGGCCTCAGCCCTTCGTTTTAGGAGTGTAGGATGCCGCTGGGCGAGATGATTTACGAGCTTCAAGGAAGCGTCCCGAATCAAGACGCCGCTTTCGCGCGCACCCTCATCAATGAAGCGTGGGCGGACGTTCGCCGTCTTGGTGGATGGAGCTTTCAATTTTCTCAGACTGGTTTCACCGTCCCCGGTCTGCTTGGAACTGGATTGGTCACGCTGGAGTTTGGCTCGCCGTTGGTCATTGGCAACGCGGCGGCGGTCACGGCATGGACGACGCAGGGGATTGGATCGCAGTACGGATCGCTCCTCACGCAACGCCAGTTCCGCTCTGGGGGCACCTCCGGTGCCGGAACGATGTACGACATCATCGCGTTCAACGCAGGGACTGGAACTCTAACGCTGGACAGGCCATTCTCCGATCCTCTGACTTCGATGAGTGGCCCGGTGGCGGGGCAGAAGTATTCGATCTATCAGCCGTACATCGCGGCTCCCTGCAAAGACTTTGAGCGGTGGTTGAGCGTCTACGACATTGCGAACTCTGGCTGGCTGTTTGTGCGCGGAGATCGGCGGGCGGTGGGCAGGGATGACCCACAGCGGCAAATCTTCGCCAACCCCGACCGGCTGCTCGCTCTGGGGGCTGACTCGCGGCTGGGATCTTCGACATTGGGCTGGGAGCGGTATGAGCTTTGGCCGGGGCCGCAAAACCAGTATCTCTACCAAGCGTGGTATCTACGCTTCGGTGCAGACCTCGTAGGGATGGCCGACACGCTCCCCGTAGGCATTCCTGAGTCGATGGTGAAGGCGAAGGCCCGTGTGCGCTGCTACGAGGGCGCAGAGGCCAACAAAGACCCTCAGACGACGCGCGGCGCGGGCGCAGACTACCGATTCCTGCTTGGCTCGGCTATGGCGCAGTATGAGCGCGAGTTGAAATATGCTCGGCTGCGCGACCGCGACCGCGTAAACGTCTTTGTTTCGACCATGACGCGGCAGCGTGGCGGGCCTGCTCCGGTAACATTCGACGCCGCAACTGGCGGAATCTTGGCACAGGTGGGGACGTAATATGAGCATTGGAGCAATCACGAACTATTCCGTCCTTGGCGCATCGCAGGCCGAGGTGTCTGGGTTGCTGTCCACGAACTACCAGCAGGGCGTCATCCCCAACGCCACGGTGACGGTCTACCTGACGGGGACGACCACGCTGGCGACCATCTATGCCGACTCTAGCTCAACGCCGCTGTCCAACCCATTCACCTCTGGGACTGAGGGGCAATGGCTGTTCTACGCGCTCACCGGAGCGGCCTACGATGTGGTTCTGAGCGGCGGCGTACCTCCGAACGCATATCCTGCCCCAGTGACGTTCACGGGCCTCAATTCGGGCGGTGGGAGCGGCGGTGGGGGCATCACCTCAGTCAACACGCTCACCGGTCCAGCACTGACGATTGCGGTGGGGGCTGGGCTGTCCGTCTCGTCTGTCGGAAGCACCATCACGATCTCGCTTGGTACGGCATTTGCGATCACGAGTTTCACCGGCGGCTCGACGGTGGAGGTGGGAACGTCTGTTGCCAACCCAACCTTCGCGGCGACCTACACCACCACGCCGGCCAGCGCGAACATCACGAACACGGAAGCTATCGACTCTCCGCTGACGTTGACCTCGCCATTCACTTCGGGGACAGTGACTGGAACATTCACACACACGGCGCCAGAGACGACCATCTTTACTTTGAGCGCAACACAGGGGGCTACCTTGACCGCGGCACAGAACATCAACTGGGAATGGGCGATCTTCGGCGGCGTTGGCACGGCGGGCGCAACGTCGAGCGTGACGGCAGCGGGCACGACTGCCGTACTGAGCAACGGGAACGTGCTGCCTCGGCTGCAACTGGGCGCGGAGACGGTTGGCGAGACGTTTGGACCGTTCAATCCATCGGGGCAGGTCATCTATCTGCTGCTGACTGGAGGATCGCACACGTTCATCGACGCTGGCACGGGGTTCCCGTTCGCGTTCAATGCCCCGATCACTGTCGGCTTCGTCAACGTAAACGGCGTGACTGTTCCGCTTTATCTCTACCAGTCCACAAACGCGTTGTACGGAACCTACACGCCAAAGGTATCCTCTTAGCATGAATTCGCTCGCCAAACTCGTACCACCTATCCTCGCGCTGCTGCTTATGCCGACGCTCTTGGCGCAGTATCCACAAGTTCCATTGACGGGCAACATTGGCGCAGGTGGAATCTTCCCTCTGGTCAACAGCCCTTCCGTGGTGTTTGCGACCGATGCAGACCATACCATGATGTACCCTGATATGTCTGGATCGAGTGGGTTCATCCGTGTGACCAGCGATGTATCTTTGACGGCTACACGGAACCTGATCGCTCCGATGGTCACGGGGTTTATGTGGGCGATTCAGAACGCCACGACTGGCGGTCACACGATTCAGGTTATTGGCTTGACAGGCGCAGGAGTTCCTATACCTTCCGGTTACACAATGCCTGTTTTCTTCGACGGCACGAACTACGTCACGACTCCGGCTGCATCGGGGGGAACTGTCCTCTCGGTGACGGCGACGGCCCCGGTTGCTTCGACCGCTGGCACGAACCCCGTTATCTCGATGGCTCAGGCGACCGCGATAGTGAACGGTTGGCTGTCATCGGCAGATTGGGCGACATTCAACGGCAAGCAGAACGCGCTCGGCTACGTCCCGGCGCACAGCGGGGCCAACTCGGACATCACATCGCTCACTGGACTGACAACGCCACTCAGTACGGGGCAGGGCGGTAGCGGCACGGCGGGCGGGACTGGCTACCGATACGGGAACGGAGCATCGCCAGATACTTACTCGACGACAATCCCGTGGAGCGCGATCACGAGCGCGGGAACAGCATCTCCTAGCAACGTGACTCTGGGAGCGGGTGCCGGAACTGGCGCAAGCATACTGTCCGTGCTCGGCAAAGACACTGCGTTCATCGTCAACTTTTCTACGGGAACAACTCCAACGGCAAGTTCGGTGATATTCAACTACGTTTTCACCAACCCGCGCACTGGAATCTCGTACTGCACCTTCAATTTCTCTCAGGAGGGGCCACAGATTTTTACGTCGTTTGGTCAGATGCCCTATGCGCCTCCTGCGTCCAATACGATTTTCTCTCTCGTCTCTGGAGTCACCGCGCTCGCAACAACCACCCAATACGTCGTAATCGTGAACTGCCCACAGAATTGACTATGAAAAATATCCTCAAACTCGCGCTTCTCCTGCCAATGACGTTACTGGCGCAGGCTCCGCAAATCCCTTTGACTGGCAATATCGGCTCTGGCTTCAACGGGCCGCTCATCAACTCGCCAGCAGTCATCTTCGCCACGGACGCAGACCACACGATGGTCTACCCGGAGATGAGCGGGGATGCTGCGGAACGTTGATTGTGACCAGTACGGGGTGACGCTGACGGCTACGCGCAATCTGATTGCTCCCAACACGGGCAACTTCAACTGGGTGGTCAGAAACAACACGACGGGCGGACAGAGTATCAACGTCGAAGTAGCTGGTGGGACGGGCGTCTCGATTGCCAACGGGAATAGCTCAGTAGTGATGTGCGACACCGTAAACTGCTATGTTCCGGGTGGACAAAACGTGACAATTCCTCGCGCCTACTGCCTCTTGGCCATCGTGGTGGTGCCCACTGTGACGAACCCGTACACGACACCATCGCTGGCGGTAACGGCTGCATATACTCCCTTATCGGCGGTCACGGGCACGGCCCCGGTGGATTGCACGACGAGCGGATCGAGCGTGAATTGCTCGATGGCTCAGGCAACCTCATTAGTGGACGGCTACCTTTCGCACATTGACTGGGCGACATTCAACGGGAAGCAAGCAGCCTTGGGCTTCACGCCATATAACGCGACGAACCCGGCAGGATACATCACCAATGCGATTACGACTCTTCCTAGCCTCAGCCTGCCCTACTCACAGGTAAGTGGTACCCCTACTCTCGGCAACTGGGCAGCACTGAATTATCCTACTTATGTATCTCCATCATTCGTGAAGATGACGGGGCCGGGGACGTTTGCGCTGGATACGGGACATTCACTTTGCCTTCGCTAACCTCTGGCTCCGTGTTGTTCTCAGATGGCTCAACCATCGCACAAGACAATTCCAATTTCTTCTGGGATGCGACGAATCATGCGTTGGGCATCGGCACGTCGAGTCCGGGAGCGAAACTAAATGTGTATGATGTGGATGCCAATCTTTATAATAAAACAGGAATGGATGTAAATGTAGCATATGGGAATCCTGGGGGAGGTAAAACAACAACCGCTTTAAGTATTGGTGTTCCAAATCTTGGCACTAATACAAATTCTTTAACGTCCTATGGATTATATATAGATGATATTTATAGTTATTATGGTTTGAATAGTCCAACGGATAATGACAACTTCGGATTATATGTTAAAGGAGGAGCGAATAATTATATTCAAGGCAACGTCAGCATCGGCGACACCACCGCAACTTCCATGTTCAACGTCGGCACGGCCAATCAGTTCCAAGTGACCAGCACAGGTGTATCTTCAGCAGGTGCGGGCAGCACAGACTTGAATGGTAGCGGAGTACCGGAAGTCCACTGCCTTGCGGATGGGTCGGGGTGCCCAAGCACGACTGCGGCTATCTCCGGCATGACGACGGGCCAGTTACCTGTTGCAGCCTCGGCAACTACGGTTACATCGTCAATCGCGTATGCCACGGCGAACACAGCCTCGACTATCGTTGAGCGCGATGGCAGCGGAAACTTTAGCGCGGGTACGATCACGGCGGCATTGACTGGCAACTCATCCACAGCCACAAACCTCAGCACCAACGGCACTGCGAATCAAGTCTGGGGAATGAACTCAGGGGCGACGGCGCAAGGCTGGCAGACTCCGGGCAGTACCATGACCTACCCCGGAGCAAACACGATTGGCGTGGCGAATACCGGAAACACGGCGTGGCGCACTCCACTCTACAGCGACATTACGGCGCTGTTTGGTTCCGGCTCTTGCTCTGGCGCATTGATGTCCAGCGGGGGATGCACGGCTCTGCCATCTGTAGGCACATGGGGCGCGTTGAATTATCCAACGTGGGCAAGCGGCACTCCGTTTGTGAAAATGACGGCGGCGGGCACGTTTGCGCTGGATACAAATACTTACGGGACATTCACTTTGCCTTCGCTAACCTCTGGCTCCGTGTTGTTCTCAAATGGCTCAACCATCGCACAAGACAATTCCAATTTCTTCTGGGATGCGACGAATCATAGACTTGGGCATCGGGACGACGATATTCAAGGCAACGTCAGCATCGGCGACACCACCGCAACTTCCATGTTCAACGTCGGCACGGCCAATCAGTTCCAAGTGACCAGCACAGGTGTATCTTCAGCAGGCGCGGGCAGCACAGACTTGAATGGTAGCGGAGTACCGGAAGTCCACTGCCTTGCGGATGGTACGGGGTGCCCTGCATACGCACTACTGGCAAGCCCCGCGCTGACAGGAACGCCGACTGCCCCGACGGCGACAAATGGCACGAACACTACGCAATTGGCGACGACAGCTTTTGTGCAAGCGGCTATTCCCACCGTAGGCAACTGGGCAGCACTGAATTATCCGGCGTGGGTAAGTGGCACTCCGTTCGTAAAAATGACGGCTGCGGGGACGTTCGCGCTGGATACAAATACCTATCTCACGGCGGTCACGGGCACGGGCCCGGTGGATTGCACGACAACTGGATCGAGCGTGAATTGCGCGATGGCTCAGGCTACTTCATCGGTGGACGGCTACCTATCGCACATTGACTGGAGTACATTCAACGGCAAGCAAGCGGCACTCGGTTTTACACCTTATAACTCGACAAATCCGAGTGGGTACATTTCCGGAAACCAGACTATAACTCTGGGTGGCATTCTGGCTGGTTCGGGTACAACCTCCATCACTGCATCTGCGGCGAGTGGCTACTACATGCCCTCGACTGCGGATGAGAGCAACTGGAATGGGAAGCAGAATGCGCTCGGATTCACGCCATATAATGCAACCAATCCCGCTGGATATATCTCATCTTCGGCGTTGACTCCCTACGCTCTCTTGGCTGGAGCAACGTTCTCTGGGGCTATTGCTGCGCCTAACGTAACTGATTCAGCGCTGACTTCCGGCAACTGCGTCCAGGCTTCAACCGCTGGGATACTTACTACCGTTAGCGAGCCGTGCGGAGTAAGCAGTGGAACAGTGACGGCGACAGGCTCCCCTACGTCTGGCCAGGTCACAGAGTTTAGCAGTGGAACTTCGATCACCACAGCAACATCGGCGCATATCCAGGCTGCAATCGGAGCCAGTGTATATGATGCTTCTGGGGCCGCGGCAGCACGGGCAGCAGTTGGAAATTGCAGTGCTGGTCAGTACGGGACTGCCACGACAACCAGCGGGCTAACTTGCGCTCAGGTGGCCTACTCTCAGGTAAGCGGTACGCCCTCGATTCCCTCTGTAGGCACCTGGGGCGCATTGAACTATCCAACGTGGGCAAGCGGCACTCCGTTCGTGAAGATGACAGCGGCGGGTACGTTCGCGCTGGATACAAATACCTATCTGACTTCCAGCGGCGTGAGCGGGATGACAGCGACCCAGGTTCCCATCGCGGCGACGGCTACAACGGTCACATCCTCGATGGCTCTGGCAGGCAGCGGTGCAGGCATCACAACAGGCCCCACTAGTTCAACCAGCGGCGACCTGATGAGCTTCACTGGCACAGGTGGGCAGGCGGCGGACAGCGGCATCGCGGCCAGCAATGTCGGCAACGTCGGCATCGGGACGACGAGTCCGGGAGCGAAACTAAATGTGTATGATGTGGATGCCAATCTTTATAATAAAACAGGAATGGATGTAAATGTAGCATATGGGAATCCTGGGGGAGGTAAAACAACAACCGCTTTAAGTATTGGTGTTCCAAATCTTGGCACTAATACAAATTCTTTAACGTCCTATGGATTATATATAGATGATATTTATAGTTATTATGGTTTGAATAGTCCAACGGATAATGACAACTTCGGATTATATGTTAAAGGAGGAGCGAATAATTATATTCAAGGCAACGTCAGCATCGGCGACACCACCGCAACTTCCATGTTCAACGTCGGCACGGCCAATCAGTTTCAGGTGAGTAGTACAGGTGTATCTTCAGCAGGTGCGGGCAGCACAGACTTGAATGGTAGCGGAGTACCAGAAGCCCACTGCCTTGCGGATGGGACGGGGGGAGGAGTCTTGCGGTGCTGGGCTTACGCATAGCGACTATGCCCACGTTGAAGGGACTCTGTTCGCTACAAATACAATGCTTGGCCCTGTATTTGCGGAACCGTTGCAGGTTCACTTCAAAACGATTATTGTGCGACTGAGCGGCACGATCTCCTGTACTGGGGCTCCGGTTGTCACAATGATGGACTTGGGAACATCCCCATCAACAGCTTTTGGTAGTGCAATCGGGAGTGTTGCGGCGGTCACAACAGGAACATCCGATGGGGTATATCAGTACAGCGCCAGCGTCAACATGACGCCCGGAGACTACTACGGGTTTGCCTTTACTGGGGGAACCTGTGTGACCGCACCGACGTTTGACATCACTGCACAGGTTCAATAGGAGCGCACCATGCACTTTCTCTTATTTCTCGCGTTGCTCGCACCGCACACGCCGACCGTGCGCCAGCAACACGAGAAAGCGGTTAGGATGAGAGTACATGAATGGCGGATGTTTATAGACGAGTGCCAGCATCGCAGGTTGAGGCATCTGTACAGGAAGCCGTCGTTTTGCAAGGTTGTGAAGTAGGACTAACTGGTAGTAAACCCTCTATGAGGTAAGCCGCAAGGCGAGGGACGCAGCACCGGAGGAACGATGGTGGCGTGGTTGATAAGGACGCAGCCGAAGATCGAGAAAGCTGTCAAGTGGGCGTATGCTTTCACTGCGCTTACTGGCGCACTCATCCTCTACGCGATGGGGAACACTGGCGTTCAAGCCCAACAGCAGTTCTCCGACGACCACTATCAGCAGCAGGCGGACTTCACCATCAACTCAAAACTGATTGACTCGATGGCTACACGGCAATCTGAGATGAATACTCGGCTGGACAATATGGACTCTCGCATAGGCATCCTTAGCGACCGGGTATCGACCATGCAGGGAGTTGGCGAGGGCATCTTCATTGTGCTGGCAGGACTTCAGATACTTGCGATTGTCATGCCACGTTTGGGTTTAGGTAAGGGAGTGCAATGAGCGCACCCTACGAACTCGCCTATCTTCCGTGGTGCAAAAAGTGGGAAGGCTGCTGTGCCTGGTTTTACCTCGATACGCGGGGCAACGTCACAATCTGGGTTGGCTTCGAGGTCGAATCTGCGCTGATTGCGCAATCGCTCCCGATGTACCTTCCCGGCGGCACGGTGTCCTGTACGGCGCAGGAGAAGGCGGCGGCATGGGAAACAGTGTCCGCGATGACTGCGGGGCGTCTGGCATCCTCCTACGAGTATTCGGGATGCCCTGTAATGCTCCCCTCAGACGGCGATTCGCTGCTGCTGGCGAAGTTGGATGCGCTGGATAAGGGGTTGGCGGCGGGGATACCGGGCTTTGAGGCGTTGCCTGATCCGTGGAAGATGGCTCTACTGGACATGGCGTTCAATCTTGGCCTCAAAGGGCTGCTGGACGGATACCCTCGAATGCTGGCAGCGGTACAGGCTGGCGATGGGGCGACGGCTGCGGCTGAGTGCCACCGGGAACGGGTATCAGCGCAGGCACGGAATGCATGGTGTGCGGCGCAATTCAGTGGACAGACGACAGAAACGGCGTAGACTTAGTAATCAGTAAGGCCGGGAAACCGGACAGGAGAATAACACAATGAATTGGCTCAGTCAATCGCACTCGGTCTTATTGCCATCAATCATCCACGGAATCCAGTCCATCGTCGGCGACAAGGCCAGCGGTGCAACCAAGGCTCAGATGGCGCAGGATGCGCTCGCGGTGGCAACATCGGGAGCTGCTGGCGTGTTGACTGGCGGGAATGCCGCGTATGCTTCCGCAGCCTCGCAGATCGTCGGCTTGGCTATCAACCAGACCGTCGCCATTGCGAAGGCTACCGGAACGTACCAGAAGGCCACTGCGATCGCTACAGCGGCACAGCAGGACGTGAATGTGGCCGCAGCGGTCACCGCGCTTGTCCAGAGCGTCCAGAACACCACTCCGGAGCCCGTACCGGCCCCGTAACAAGTTTCCCGTCGCGGGCGGTGTAGCTCAGAGAAGAGCGCTCCGAAAGGGGAGGTCGCTGGGGGTCAGAAATGATGCCAGCCACCGCCGGACGGGAAAGCCATAGGGAACTATGAATCTGTTGCGTAAAATCCTGCATGACATCGCGCTCCTCATTCTCACGGTGGGGGGCGTTCTTGCTTGCCTCGTGCTGTGGAAGGCGTTGGGTGCAAGGTGAAGCGGACATGGCCGTACATAAAAGGTGGGGCAGAGATGGTCGAACCGCTATACTGGGGCCAGCAGTTGTTTGAGAATCGAGTGCCGTAGATGCCTTTTAGTTGGCTCACTTTCGGACAGGCGAAGGCCGAACTTGCCACGCGACTCTATCCTGCCGGTGAGTTGTGGAGCGATGCGGAACTCGGTCTTTATATCGCGTGGGCTCTTAGGCAATTCAACTGCCTCACGGCCTTTTGGGTTGCCGAATATCCCGTCACTCTCCAGCCTCCCTTTACCAACTGGAATGCGGCCAACGGCTCCGGCTCTCCGCGTCAACCGATCCTCTCCGACATCGACATCTACACGATGATGGAGTACATGCTTTTGGAGCCGCCGACTGGCGGGACGTGGACCGGGACAAACCAGTTCTCCATTGAAGCTATCGCCCAGGCCGTACAGGGACGCAGGGACGAAACCCTACAGGTTGGCGCAACCAATGTCACCGAGATCCCCTTGCCGCTCACACCGGGCACCAGCCGCGTCACGTTGCCCGACACGGCGCTGGACGTGCTTCGGGTACGCTGGGTGCCTGCCACGGGTCAGGGAAGCCCTGCGGTGCTCCAGCGGGGCGATGCTGAGTCCTTCAGGACGTTCACCCCAGGCTACCTCCAGACGACCGAGCCTCCGTTGCGCTGGGACGTGATCTCCGGGCCTCCGCTGGCGCTCACGCTCGACACGCTCTCTCCCGTGCCGGCCACTCTTCAGGTTCTCATCATGCAAGCCGAGCCTGTTCCCGTTCCGCCGGCCGCAACGCCGCTGGAAATGCCGGACGACTGGGCATGGGTGCCGCTGTTTGGGGCGCTTGCGGACGTGCTGGCGGCGCAAGAAGAGGCGCGCGATACACAGAGAGCAGAGTACGCGCGAAAACGCTATCTGGAGGGCATGGCATGGCTCAAGCAAGCGCCGTGGCTCATGGAGGCCCGGATAACCAACGTGCCTGTGGCGACGCCATCGGTGATTGCCGCCGACCGCTTCAATTACGGATGGCAGACGAACTCTGCGGCGTTCCCGCAAGTCGTTGTGGCTGGGGTGGATTTGTACGGCGTCAGCCCAACTCCCACGGCGGATACTTCGGTGATGCTGGTCGTCGTGGCAAACGCGCCGATCCCCACGGCAGACAATCAGGAGATTCAGGTTCCCCGTGACGTGATGGACGCGCTTCTGGACGAAGCCGAGCACCTTGCAACTTTCAAGATGGGAACTTCAGACCTGATTGCCAGTCTCCCGCTCCACAAATCTTTCTTGGCGACGGCGAAGCGATGGGATGCTAGGATTCGAGAGAGCGGCATCTTCCCGACCACGCTGCGCTCAGAAGTGCCGCGTGGCGAGGTGCAACAGCCCCGCTTCGCAGAAACCGGAAAGGAATAAAACATGGCACGATACGCAACTTTAGTCCCCCTTGGAGCGCTGGCAGTTACATCGGCTGGCACCACCGTTCTACTCTCGGCAAACTGTGGGCCGCTGGCGGGGCAAATCGGAGCGCCTGGTTCCAACGCGGGAGTACCGGGAACCCCGCTGCGCCAGATCATCCTCACCAATTCGAGCACTACCGCCACGGCGTATCTTTTGCCGCGTGGGGGCGTTGCGTCTTCGGCCCCCGGAAGCATCATTGCAGCGATCATGCCGGGAGCAACCATCGCCATCCCCTACGGCCAGCCATTCGAGGGCGGGATTCTGCCGGAGAACTTCTGCATTGACGGCAGCGCGGCAGTGACGGTCTATGGCTGCGGCATTCTGAGCTAAGGGTGAGAGCATGAACTTTCGCGGCCTCGACCTCAGCAGCCCCGTGAATCGACTGAAGGCGGGGTTCGCTGCGCTCGCGGTCAACGTCAGAGCCTAC